AATCGAGAGATTAATAAGGCCATGAAGGATATTTTCAAAGAAACCTTCCACAACCTCGGCGGTTCACAGTGGTTGACTCAGTTCGTGCAAGCATCTGATGCGAATGCCCGTGTGTTCGTCCAGATTCTTGGTAAGCTCATCCCGCCGTCGCCACAGGAGATCCCGAATCCGCCCAGTGCGCAGATAATCGACTTGGCGTGGGTTCAACATGGCCGACTTAGCTACAAGAACGACTTGACTCGGGTGGAGGGCGGTGAGGAGCTGCACGAGTCGTGAAAGCATACGTCCCCCGCGATGCGTTCAGGGAGTTCCATAATCGTAGACAGAGATGGGCGGTGCTGTGCACTCACCGTCGGGCTGGGAAGACGGTCGCGCTGGTGAATGACATTATAGTCGGGGCGCTCGAGTGTCAAGAATATCGCCCCCAATTAGCTTATGTCGGCCCCACTTACCGACAAGCCAAAAGAACGGCATGGCAATACCTCAAGGACTATGGCCGGCCTTACTTTTCTGCTCCCCCATCAGAGGCGGAGCTGAAGATCACACTGACTGGTGACAGGGTCATTTACTGCCTTGGTGCAGATAACCCGGACAGCTTGCGCGGAATGTACCTCGACGGCGCGATGCTCGATGAGTACGCCCTGTACAAGCCCTCTGTCTTCACTACGATCGTACGGCCTGCCTTGTCAGACCGTCTGGGATGGTGCGTGTTCGCGTCCACCCCCAGAGGCAAGAATTTGTTCTACGACCAATACCGTCTAGCTAGGAATAACCCAGAGAACCACTACCTCCTCCACCTCTCTGCAGAAGTATCCAAGATTATCCACCCTGCTGAGCTCGCAGAGCTTAGAAAGGACATGGATCCGGAGGAGTTTGCACAGGAATACCGCTGCTCGTTTGATGCAGCCATTAAAGGTGCGATCTATGCTAATGAGCTTAATCAGGTGTTTCTGGATGAGCGGGTCAAGCACAACCTCTATGATCCGAATCTTTTGGTTCATGTCGCCTATGACCTGGGGTTTACTGATGCTACGGTAGCGGTGTTTTGGCAAGAGGACAACGAGGGCGGCATCCGAGTCATTGCAGTTCTTGCGTCTTCAGGACAAGACATCTTCTACCACATTGAGCAACTTACAAAGTTCCCCGGGGACCTTGGGGATATCTGGCTCCCACATGACGCGAAGGCGAAGAACCTCCAAACAGGTCGTAGTATTGTCGAGCAGTTCCTGGATGAGGATTTTCGCCCCCGTTTGATCCCGATGCACAAGGTCCGGGACCGGATTGCAGCTACCCGTAAGTTGTTCCCCCGTATTGTCTTCCAGCAAGGCGATACGGATGACCTCGTTGAGGCACTGAAGGGCTATAAGCGCGAGTTCAACGAACGCCTTATGACCTATTCTGATGCTCCGCTCCACGACTGGTGCTCAGACTATGCTGATGCCTTTGGGTATATGTGCATGGTGGCCTCCAACAACAAGACCGCTATCAACCGTCCAGGCAAGATCGAGCTTCCCCCGCCGTCTGGGTATAATTTGACTAACCTTTACGCAGATAGAGATCAACATCGTCTGCTGTCTTGGAAACGAATTGCCTAATGCACTTGGAAAAGGTGCTCCGTCCTTCGGAGCAGGTTTTAAGGGCCTGGCTGATATGCTTGCCTCTGCTCTTCGCGGAGGCGTTGTTGGTACTCTTGGTGGTCCTGGTGATATCGAGAGCTTGATTTCGAGCGGAAACAGCCACCTGCTCCCCCGTAGTGAGGACATGAACAGGTTGCTTCCTGAAGCTACACAGGATCCGACTTGGAAGGGCTTCGAAGAGGTCGGTCAGTTCCTCCCCACCAGTGGTGCAAAGGTAGCCTCTAAGGCTGCGCCTGCTGCCCTCGCTGGTTTTGTTCCCCCCGCTAAGATCGGCCCAGTTCAGGATACACTTGGAACCGTAAAGCTTGCTAAGAAAGTAGCGCCACCTTTATTTAATGCAGATGAGTCGCTAACTCCTTTAAAGACTAAGCTTAAACTATTTGAAAATCAGCAAGCTCATCTTACTGGTCTCCTTAAGACCTATACAGAAGGTACAACCGAGCATGACGTACTTCTAAGTAAGCTCGGCGATGTTCAAAAGAATATAGACACAGTTAAAGCAAGTTTGCCTGCATCTGCACCTGCACCTGCACCTACACCAGGCTTTGTTGCTTTAAAGACTCAAGAAGCAGCGCTCCAAAAGCAAATTTTTGACATTGCCTCTAATACTGACCCACATGCTATGGGTTGGGATGATATTAGTCATCTTTCAGATCAGCTAATTGATATCCAAAAGCAAATTAAGGCTGTACAAAGTACCCCTGATCCTAAAAAGCTACCGCTTCAGCTTAAGTCTGTAGAAGAAACAGGCGGATCCCTATGGCCTGGATCAAAGCGCAATGACCTTGCGCTTATCCATGCTAGCCATTTTGATGCCCCTGGTTCTAAGTATGGTAGTGAGAATGTTATTCCTAGTGAATTGACTCACCCGAGCTTGATGATTCCAGCTCCGAAGTCAACTTCAGCTCAAGGTTTTGGTAGTAATTTTCTTATTGCTGATCCGAGGAAGTTTGAACCTCGTACTTCTGGCTCTGTCATTAAAGGTAGCGACTTTTACTCGCCTAGATATCAGTCTGCCCACTTTAAAGGTGTAAAAGACCCTGCTGAGTATGGAAATGTACCTAGAAGTAGTTTACTTAGACTTGGTGCAAAAGAACGTCTTGCTGATAAGAACAAGTTCAAATGGGCAAAAAGTGGTGCTTTCCAAGAAGTAGGATCAGCTACTGATTCTCCTTGGGCCTTAACTACAAAGTACAGTCCTGAATTTAGTTCTTTTAGGCACTTTGAAGAAAATCCTAAAGGTGCAGCTAGACTAGACAAGTACGAGCCAGGTGTTCCCCCCCATGAAGTAACTGAACGGTATACTCAGGCACTAAGAGAATTTGGAGATAGAGGCTTAACTATTGAGCAAGCTGGTGTATCACGTGTTCCAAGTGATGAACAGTTTACCAAAAATAGATATAAGTTTAACCAGCTTCATGATCCTGAGTTTTGGATAAAGCATGGTAAGTTTAAGGATGAACCAATTTCTCCTGAAATCGCTGATGATATCACCATTGCTTTGCGTCAGTATAGAAAAGAGTTTCTAGAACATGCACCTAGTGAGTATGCTGAGGTTAAGCGATACGGGCATGTACCAATTACTGGTGATAGTTTTACTCACGCGCTAGTTCAACCTGAACTTTATGCTAAACAAGGTGAGTGGCTACGTAATAGGGGTGTCACCCCCATTAACTTTGATGATGTACTACAAGGTAAATCAATCCTTGGATCTCAAAATTACTCACGGGGTTATATTCCCGATGAAGATTTGACAAAGATGATTGCAAGACTTCAAGCTGAAACTCTACGTAGACGCTAATCATGGCATACGAATCCCCTACCATTACTGATCCCAGTAAGCTGGAACCTGTTGAACGGTGGCGTACTGAGATCGACTACGCTGAGAAAGCCCTAGATAAGTGGCTTGGGCGGGGGAGAACCGTAGTCCGTAGATACCTTGACGAACGTGATGCTATTGATTCACAGAATAAATGGTTCAATCTGTTCCATGCTAACACGAATATCCTCCGTGCCGCTTTGTATGCTCAACTTCCTAAGCCAGAGGTACAAAGAAAGTTCATTGACTATACGGATGATGTTGCTAGAGTAGCTGCTAATATCCTGCAACGAGCTCTTACGCCTGATAAAGATGATCCTCGGGATCTTTTTGATGCCGTCATGCGCCACGCGGTGTTTGACAGGCTTGTACCTGGCCTTGGAACTGCATGGTTGCGTCTCGAGACCGATACAGAAGAAGTACAGCTCCAGGCGGAAGCAAATCCTGAGCCCGGCGAAGGCCTTGCTCCCCCAGAATCAAACGAGTCGACTCCTAATGAAGGGTTCGCGACCCCGGACTCGCCTGATAATCAACCGCTTGCGTTTTCTAGAATTACCGACCAACGCGTAGCTATTGACTATGTGTATTGGGAGGACTTCCTGTGGTCTCCTTGTAGAGTATGGGAAGAACGCCGTTGGGTAGGCCGTAAAGTCTACATGACTAAGGGTGACTTGGTCAAGCGCTTTGGGGAGGAAAAAGGTAATGCCGTACCATTGGATTATAATCCATCAAGTGCGAGTGTAGTGTCTACTACAGTAACCTTCCCCAGTTCGATTACACCTACCCAACTCGCTATCAAACAGGCTGTGGTATATGAAATCTGGGACAGAGTAGATCGCAAGGTAATCTGGTATTGTAAGGGCTGCGAGTATCTTCTGGATGAACGTGAAGATTTTCTCAAGCTTGTGGGCTTTGATCCTTGCCCTAAACCGTTACTGGCTAACGTCGCTACTAATAATACTGTACCGCGCCCTGATTTTTATCTTGTACAAGATCAATATAATGAACTTGACACTGTTAACAATCGTATATCGCTGCTTATCCAAGCTTGTAAAGTAGTTGGAGTCTACGATCGTGCCTCTGATGGTGTCCAACGGATGCTTCAGGAAGGTACTGACAACATCCTTATCCCAGTAGATAACTGGGCAGCCTTTGCTGAAAAAGGTGGTGTTAAGGGGCAGGTTGACTGGCTCCCCCTTGAACAGGTTATTGCTACTTTGCAAAGGCTCTATGAGTCTCGAGAGCTGATCAAACAGCAGATCTTTGAGCTTACTGGTATTGCAGATATTCTTAGAGGTGCTTCTAAGGCTTCGGAGACTCTCGGTGCACAAGAAATCAAAGCTAAGTTCGCTTCTGTCCGTATTAAGGACATTCAAGACGAAGTT